AACCCCAGCAGGGCAGGGCTCGAAAGCCGTTTCACCGGATGCTGTCGTGATCGTCGCTGTCTGGGCCATGAGCTAAATTATAGCGGCTCAAGGCGTGAACGTGGGGTTACGTTCCGGCCCTATCTCGCAGAGCTTCACGAAGCGTCAAACCTCCTACCGGAGCCGCAACGGCCGCGCCTGCAAGCAGGTTTGCCTGGTCTCGTGCTTCTGGATCAAAGGCTGCGAAGCGGGAGCGCACGCTATTGGCTTCAAACGGGATCGCCACCCTATGACCAACGCCGCCTGACTTTCCGCCAGAGTCGATTACGCCGTCATAGCCCATAGCCTTTAGGCGCTCGGTGATGCGGTCTGGAATGGATGTCCAGACGAAACTATTCTCGCCAGCCTCAATGTCGTTGGCCAATTGCTCAACCCATTCCTTGGGTGTGTAGCGATGGTTTTTGTCCCACGTGTCCGTCATGCTGAATGGGCCACGACGCGCTCGGCTACGTGACACGTCTTGGCGCAAACGTTCGACTACCTTCTTGACCGCATCGGTGTCTGACGTGTTGAGCGGATTACGAATTCTCAGCATGGCAGGGAGAACGCCTTTGGCTTCCGTCCACGGCGCCGATGCTTCGCTGATCCGAAGCGGATAGCCTGCGAGCCGGAATATCTGACGAAGCTCAGTTTCGTTTCCGACCAACTCGCCACCGTCATGCCAGATGATGCGCAAGGCTCTGAGCGGATTGCCTTTGGCTTCGTTCTTTAGAACCCATTCGTAGTGGTCAGCGGAGGAGAGGCCGCCATGCACGCCTTCACCATGAAGCATATAACCAAGATCGCGCTGAAAATCCCCAGTGGCATTGCGTCCATAACCAACACGCGGAGCTTGCTCTAGTATTCGGGCCTTCACTTCGGCCGGCAGATAGTTCCAACTCTGCTCCACGCTAAGCGGCGTCCGCACTCTGGAGCCTGGCCACACGTCCTTAGCTGCAACGGTAAAGTAGTTGGCCACGTCGCCGTCATCGCTCAGCATCCGTGACGTATCAGGCTTTCCTGCCGCGTAGTTAGATGCAACTCGTGGATCGTCAGTGAAGTAGGGCATAGGGCCACTGGTGGCGCGGCGCGGATCAATTCGGCCACCTTCTACCAATCTGTCCAACCGTTCTGTGCCGTGATACCAAGGGCCTTCAAACCCTTGCTCGGTAGCGCGGGCGAGGCGGGCGGGCTCGCTCATGTCTAACCCACGAACTGCCGCCTCAGCCCAAGGGCGAGCCTCACCAGCAGCTAGGCGAAGGGAGAGAAGTTGGCGGAGCGATGGCATCGAGCGATAATAACACAGGCTAGACTAAAGCGGGTGCGTCCACGCCCATTTCGTCAGCCGAACAACACCCCACCAAGCATAGAAGGCGAGGATGACCGCTATCAGCGCTCCACCAGCTAAACTCACCACGCTATTAAGCTCAGCGCTCACGCCGTTTATCTCGGCTGCTCCGCGTAGGGTTTTGATGAAGAGGCCGCCCATTAGACTTCGCCTCTTTTGCTAGCCATCTCGGCGGCAAGCCTCTCAATGTCTTCTCGCTTGAAGCGAAGCCCAGAATACACTTGGCCGGTGCGCGTGTTGTAAGCGCGAGCGCCGAGTATATCGATCACCGTATCAGGATCGGATAGGAACTCTTTCGGGATCGGCTTTAGTTCGGTCATTAGACTGGCTCCATCGATTTGCGGAGCGCTCGGTGTGATCGCCACATGGCCCGCTCCACCATCTCACACACCTCGACTAGGCCGTAGTCCTCAATCTGCTCTGGGCGCCATTGCGATGTGTAGCCAGCCGCGCCATTCTCAGCCCTGACGATGATGTAGTAGCTGATGCCATCCGTCAGTGTTTCGCCGCTAAACTCTGTCTGCTGCGCCCGGTTGACGTTGGAGCACGCCACGCAACGTCTCGCGCCCTTGGGGCTATATGACCACGAGTGAGCGCCGCAATGCGCGCATGCCGCGTTCAAGTCTTCTGGCATAGTCGTTCCTCAAGCCTTGCCACACGCCATTGTGCATCCCGCAAGATTTTCTCGCCGTACTTGCGTGACGCCTCGTCCACTGGTTTTACACGATAAAAAGCAGCGGCCATCTGCGCTGACCGCATCTTGGCGTCGAGTAGTTCGCGCTCTAGCTCGCTCCGCTTCATGGGACATATCGTTGCGGGACAAGCACCCAGCCCATCGCGTTGGCCGCTTTCAGCGCTTCACGCATTTGCAGTAACACGGTCTCGTCGTCGCAGTCCTCCATGCCCATATTGAACTCGCAGATCGCCGCAAACATAGCGCGGAGAACATCGTCTGTGGTGTCTTGGATGAGCACGCCTGCGTCTATGAGTTCATTCTCAGTAACAATCCGCAATGGCGGCTCTCCCGTTGGCGGCTTCATGGGCGGAGTAGGAGGCATTGGCCCAAGCTTCACCAAATCGTCGAGGTTCACTACGTTAAACGGCACGGTCACTGGTTCATCCGTCATCCTCAGTACCCCGTTACTCTGTTAGCCGTGCGGCGGGATTCTTCGTAATCGCGCTCGTCATCCATTGGGATTGTGTCGGCAAAGCGAAGCATCATCATAGCATAGCGTGTAGCGCTCATCAAATCGTCGCGCTCCTTGACGACCTTGCCGTCAACGCGGTGATAGAGGCGAAACTCTTCAAACCATTCTCGGCACGTTGAGTAAACCTTGAAGCGGCCGGTCTGCATCCGGTCCAGCATGTCGAACAGGCCAGCCTCCACGCCCGAGCCGCCGTCAGGGTAGGTGGCTCGCTCTGGCATCATGTTAAGGCCGTTGCGGTCATACTGTGAGCGTAGCTCCTCACCGGATCCTTTGTCGTGCTGCAGGCCGTCATGCGGCCAAGCAACCGGAACCCAGCTTCCCCAAGGCCGAACCGCCGCAGAATGAAACACCGGCGTCTGTTCTGACACTCGATAGCAGCGCATCACATACACACAGTCCGAGTCCCGATCCCACACCATATGAACAGCCGCGAACGGGTGGTCCCAGCCAAAGTCTATCCCGATGATTTGCGGCCAATGGATCGGCACTCGCGCCAACGGCTCAACCGTAATGGTGCTTTCGCTTACCGGGAAAATGCGACCAGACCCCATGATCGGAACGCCCTTGGTGCGGGCTTCTCGTTCGTGGGGCGGATAGGATGCCGCAATACGGTCGCGCTCCTCCTTCGTGAAATGGAGGGCGTCTTCTATCGTGGCAGTGATGACAATGCGGTCCTTAGCCCCGTCGCGCACGGTAAGCCTCCCGCAACTCGTCAGCCTCTTTCGTTAGCCAGCGATCACCAGAGACAACCCGAGATATGGCCGGCTGCCTGAGCCCAAGTCGCCTAGCAATCTCTTCATGGGTGAGTGGGATTTCCAGCCATTGGAATATCTGGCGCACCTTGGCATCATCTAGCTTTGCGTGCGGGTGTTTCGTTCCGCGTGCTGCCGTTCCGTGCTCAACCTTGTCAGCATGGTTTCCAGATCGGCTATCCCATCGCAGGTTGGTCCAATGGTCATTTGAGCGTGACCCGTCGATATGGCACACCTCGGCGCCATCAAACGGCTTGGGTCCAACGAACGCTTCAATAACAAGCTGGTGCGCTTTCTTGTGAAAGCTACGATTGTCCCGACGCAGGATATACATGTTGTAGCCGTCTTCGCGGCGGTACGGCTTCATCACCTTGCCGATCTCACCGCCGCGAATGCCTTTGGCTACGCGGCGCACAGCGCCAGCCTCGGACACTTCGTAAGCAGGAAAGCTCGGCACGGTTTGCCAAATCATGTAAGCCCCAGGAATCGCGACACGACCGTACTATATCCCTTGAGCGGCGTAAACGTAATGTAAACAATGCCGCCTGTTTCGTTGGTGCGTGTCAGCGCCTCCGAGTAGATGTCTTGGTCACATTCTTCGTCCATCCAGATCACTTCAAGCGCCGCGCCCTGCCATTTCTCACGCCCGCGCTCGTAGCTTTTAAACTGGAGAGACGACCAACCGCCAGACACATGCTTAATCGATGCCGTGTCGATGGCGTCAGCGATGCCGCGAGAAGGGGACACGTCGCCTATATCGACGGCGGGAATGTACCCCGTTCCCCATTCTTCCTTGCGGCCGGGCGGACCGATCAGTTTGTCTTGAACAATGTCGCGCGTGGTTTCGTTGGTGACGCCAGCAGCCCAAGCTCTGATCGGCTTATCGAAGCGCTTTCCTTCCCACCATTCAGGATAACGGCCCGTCAGGTGGATCGCCATTTCAGCGGCGCCGCACAAGCTCTTGCCGAAGCGATTGGACGCCATAAGTAGGCGCTCTCGATATTGAGCCCCGGCGTTGTGAAACTCTATCTGCTTCGGGTACGGATCATATGAGGCGAGACGGTTTCGGGCTTTCCTCAGTGCCAGCGTCGCCTCTGCCTTCTTGATGAAGGCGGCAAGCTGCTCTGGCGGCAGCGACAATAGCGGTGAGTTCGTCGTCATCCATTTCCTCCAATGGATCGACGCGAACGTTTAGCTCCTTCGGTAGGATGGATGCGACGACCTTGAGATAATCTGCTGGGCGTTCGGCGCGAACCTTGGTGATTACGTCAGCACCGTTAGCGATCCAGTCGGCCTGTAGATCGCTGATAAATGCT